GAGCCGCGAGCCCCGCAGGGTCGCGCAGCGCAGCTTCGAAGTCGTCGCCCGCGGCTTCGGCAATCGCGCGCGCACGCGCCGGACCGATGCCAGCGAACTCCGCGGAGCGCGCGAGGAACGAGGCTATCGCCTCTTGGTCGACCGGAAGGTCGAGAACCATCTCGCGGACCGCGACCTGCATGCCGTACTTCTCGGCGTGCTTCCACGTGCCACGCAGCCGGATCTCTTCGCCCACCTTGGCCGCGCAATTCCCAGCGAAGCTGACTTCGCCCGCAGCGGTCATGAGCTTGCCCGCCATCCAACGCTCGTTGGAGTAGGCGACGAACGAGACGACGCCGGCGACTTCGACCGACTCGCCTTCGCCCCCGGTGGGGGCCTTCGCGGCCTTCGGTCGGTAGTTCTTGCTGTTGCTCATCTCTCCCTCTTCCTTCGTGCTAGCTGTTCGCCGCCTGCGCGGCATTCCAAGTCTGCGTGAGCAGCTTCTCCGCGTAGAGAATCGCGCAAGAGCGCGTGCTGCACCAAATCGTCGGGACGCCGTAGCGCGCGTGGATCATCGCGCAGCTTCCCATGATCGAAGACGGGCTCGCGTCCGACCTGTACTCCTTGCGCAGAACGTTCTCGAGGCTCCCCTCGACAACGATCGCGGCGAAGTCGAACAGCGCGAGCCGCTCCATCTCCCGCATGAAACGATCGCGGCCGGACGTCAGCGAGCCCACAAGATCCGCAAGCGACTTGCGTTCGAGCGCGACCTTCTCGACCAACCCCGGCAGCGAGTAGTCGCCCGAGGGCAGCGACGCGCGAAGCGTCACCACCCCCGGGCCAAAGGCCCAAGGCGTCTGCTCTCTGGTGTCTACCAGGACGGTCAGGGATTGGATTCCTTGGGCCATGCGTGCACGCGCTTCGCGCGTTCCTAGAAGGGCGTCTCATCGATCGGGACTTCGGTTGCCGCGCGCCCGTCAGAGAACGCGTCCATAACGCTCGACAGGTCCGCGAGGATCTTCGCCTGCGCGGGTGGCGACGCCTCGCCATCGTCCGAACCCGGCTCCCGCTGGACCGCCGGCGGCGGCGCCGCGATCACCGCACCGCGCGCGGGCGGAAGCGTCGTCTGCTTCACGCCCGGCGCGGGAGTCGACGCCGGAGGCGGCGGCGGCTTCGGCGCACCGCCCGGCGCGGGCCGACCGCCACCGAGCATCGCGCGGAAGGTCTGCCCGTGCATCATCTTGATCTTGCGCTGGTCCTCCGCCGCGGCGACCGGGATGACGCCGCCCGTCCAGTCCTTGCGGTGCACCGAAGCGAACTTCGTGGACCACTTGCCGGAGCCCTGCGGGTACTCCTGATCCTCGAGCTTGATCTGGCACTCGGCCCGCTCGGGCGCGGAGATCCACTCGGGCGTGATCTGGTCGACGTCGCCGTTCCACCCGAACACTTCCTTCATGCGCTCGATGCCGGAGGGCAGCGGCTGCCCGACCTTGCCGACAAGGTAGAGCACGCCCTCGACTTCGACGGGCTCGGGCAACGCCTCCCACTGGCCGTCGTTGGCCATGCGGTGGTAGGCGTTGAACTTGAACACGATGCCGACGGACTGCGAGCCTTCCTTGGGCCGCGTCCACTGCGCGGACGTGGCGGAAGCGTAGTACGTGCCGGGGGTCAGTTGCTGCTGGGAAGACATCCGATTGCTCTCCAAATGGCGGTGGGGTCAGACAGGTCGTAGGGGATCGGGTCCGAGGCCACACGGGACTTTGCCAAGTGGCTCGGGAGGGGATTGGGATAGATGGTGCGCGAGCCGGAGCCGCGCGCCTTGTTGCCGTTGAGCACGGCCACGTCGTAGTAGACCGCGAGAACGTGGTCCACCCACTGAACGACCGCGCTGCGGACGTTCGTCGTGTTCTTGCCGCTGCCCGACTGGTACAGGTCAGGTTCGTAGCGCAGGAAGTTCTCGCCGTTGGGGTTCGGAACCTTGTCGACGATGTCGTGCGCGATCAACACGACGTGCTTGCCTGCGGCGCGCACGCGGTCGAGGTCGGGCAGGAGCGTGCGGAACGTGTCCGCGAGGAGCTGCGGCCCGCCGCCGTACGCGAACTTCTCGAGCGAGTCGCGCTTCTCGCCGCCCTTGTCCGCGACGTTCGCGCAGACCCACGCGACCGCCATCTGCTGTGCTCGCGTGAGGTTGTCGATCACGAGCGTCGAGAACTGGCCCCAGAGGTTCGCGTCACGCACGGCTGCGCGCAGCGAGTCCCAGGAGTCGATGTCGACGCGCGCGATCTCGTCGATGTGCGACGTCTCGCCCTGGAGGTCGAGGAACAGCGGGTTCGGCATGTAGCTCGCGAGCGTCGTCTTGCCGATGCCGGCCGCGCCGTAGAGCAGGATGCGCTCGGCCGTCTGCTGCTTGCCGCGCGTGACCTGCCAGCCCTTCGCGGGCGCGGTCGGCGCGTCGCCAATCTGGCGCGTCGCGGCGGGTGCGGGGCGCGACGTCTGCGCGGGCGGCGCGGAGCGGGGCGCGGCGCCGGGCGGGGCCGGCCTTGCGGCCGGGCTCGAGCCGGGCGGCGAGTTCGCCGCGCTCGAGTTCGGACCCGGCGTCGGCGCCGGCGTCGGGTGGAGGGAAGGTCTTTCGGTCATCGCGTTGGCCCCCTGCGGGGCACTCCTTTCAAACGGTCAATCGGTCAGTCGAAGTTGAAGTCGAAACGTTGCCCTCAAACGTCGTCCCCTGCGGGACGCAGCTCGGGGTGCTTGTCGCCGAACATCAGCCCCTGCGGGGGCTGCTCGGCGCCGGCCGCGATCGGTGCCCACGCGCGGTCCGCGCAGATGCCGAGGTAGTCGCAGCGATACGGCTCGATGCACACGGACGTGTTGCGGTACCACAGGCCACGCTGGCGCGCGAGCCCGAGGATCTGCGCTTGATCCCACTGCTCCTGCGCGAACTCCGCGAGGTCGTCGTCCGTGCGCGAAACCTCGATGCGCTGGAAGAAGTCGGAGGGGCGCTCGAGGATCAGGTCCATCGTTCGCTTCGCGAACTCGTCGGGGGACTCGTCGAGCAAGCGCTGGCGCGCGAAGAGCGTGCCGTCCTTCTTGTACTGCCGCTCGTCAAGCGGAGTCGCTTTATACGGGCGGATTCCGGGCCAGCGCGCCACGTCGTAGAGCACGGTCGAGACGTCGAGGCCCTCGGCACGAGCCGCGAGCATGTACCGGCTGACCTGCTGGTCGAGGCGAAGCCTGGCCCAGTACGCGCCGCCCGGCGCGGTGTCCTTGGTGGTCGTCTTGTATTCCTGGAGGGCGAGCCGCCCGTCCGCCAGCCGCACGATCCGGTCGCGCTTGCCGGCGATGCGCCAGCGCGAGTCGACGGCGCCGGTGGTGGGGTCGGTCAGCGGAAGCTCGAAGCCCTTCTCGGACTCGATCACCTCGAGCTTGTCGTTCTGCCAGTACCACGCGTGCGCGGCCCACATCACGAGCACCTGTTCCGCGAGGTGCGGCGTCTGCGCCTGAGCCCGGATGCGCGCGGCGATGGCGTCGTCCGGTTCGCCGTGGTCGCGCATCTCGAGCGCGAGGTGAAAGAGGGAGCCGCGGTGCGTCGCCTCTTCCTCTTGAGCGGGAACGAGGCCCAATTCGTAGCGGTAGAAGTAGCGGCGGAGGCAGGTGCTCGCGCAGGTTGAGCTGCTGTGCGTGAGCAGCGCGGGCGTAGTGGCGGACATGGCTCTCTCTTTCGGTTGACGGGATGGCCCCCGGTGGGGCTCTCGGGTTGCGCGTGCGACGCGCGCGAACACGGACACGAACGCAGACGCTACTGGACGCTGTCGAGGAACCGCTTGGCCGCGGCCCCCGTTTCGCTTTCGGGGGCGCGCTTGACGAGCAGGCGGGCGTACGTCGCCACGTCGAACAGCGTGAACGCGAAGCGCGGCTTCTGGTCCCCGCCGACGATGCGCACGGTCGAAGTCAAGTCGCCGCACGCGACGGCGCGCATGACGCGCGCGGGGGTCGTCGCGAACAGAGACGCGACGCCGAGGGTGTTCCACGTGCGCGGCGCGTCGTCTACGGCACCGGACGCGGGGGTAGGAGCCTTGCGCTGCGCGCTCTTGGTCGACGCGCGGCGCGCGTCCTTGGTCGGCTTGGTCTTCATGGTGCGAAAGCTAGTGCGGCGCCGAGGTGGAAGCAACAAATAATTTCCGCGCGCTCGCGATCGTCTCGCTCGACTCCCACGCCGCGGCGGCGATCGTCTCGAGCCGCGCGCTCCAAACGTCGGGCGCGTCGAGCGGTACGATCCCGTCCCAGCCGACCTCGACGAACTTCGGCATGCCGTAGCAGCCGCGCGCGACGAAGGCGTACGTCGTCATGCGGCCGGCGCCGCCGTCGCGCTCGCGTTCGAAGTCCGCGAAGCGGAACCCGATGGGGCATGCCGCAGGCAGGCGGCGGTAGGACTTGAAGTGCCAGTGGTCCAGGATCTCGAGGGGCTCGATGCGCGGAGCGCATGCGGCGGGCGAAGCGAGGGACGCGGAGAGGAGGTGAGCGAGGGACATGGTTCGAGGTCCGGTTTGATAGTTGAGGGTGGGCCAGTTGGTCTGTTTGTCGGTCAACCCGCGTCAGCGGGTAGCGCACTCCGGCCCGAGCCCGCGCGCGCGGCTCGCTTCATCGGTCAGCGTGCGGTTGCATCTTGAGCAGCGGCCCAGTTCCTGCGCGTAGCGCATCGCCGCCCCCGCAGGGTTTTCCAGCGCGCGCGTGACGAGCTCGGCCGCGAAGGTGCCCGCGATGCGGGTGTCGGGCTTGCCGCCGAGCACGAGCTTGCACGACGGGCTCGCGGTCACACCCCTACGCTCGCTGCGCGGGAAACGAGCCAGTTTGAAGAACTGGAGCTTGCCGTCCTTGTCGTGCACGGCGTAGTGCCCGTCGGGCGGGAGCGCCGTCTCGTTGCGCTTCGCCGCGCAGAACGCGCAGTAGACGGCGCGCGCGAGCGTCGATCGGCCGGCCGACTGTCCCATCGGAACCGGGCCGCGCGTGTCGACCGTCGCGTGCGCGAACTCGAGCAGCACCACGTCCGCCAGGACGCCGGCGCCCGCTTCGACGTGCTCGCAGCAGCACGCGCAGCGCCCGGGATACTTGTTCGCGGGGAGGGTGGTCATGAAAGTCGTCTCCGTTTTTCCATCTGTCGAGGTGTCAACTGCCCGCACTGATGCAGCGGGATAGGTTCGTGCCACTCCGTTTCGATCGGCAGGCTCCGTTGCGTGGAACACGTGCGACAAAGAAACACACTCCTCCACACGTGCGGTTCGGTTTCGCGCAACCCAAGGTGGCAGCATTCAATTTTTCCACACTGGTAACAGCCAGTGTTTTTCCAGTGCGACTCACGAGACGCGGGGAACCAGTAGTTTGAAACGCTGTATCCGCGCCCGATCGCCTCGCACGCTTTTGCAAAGAGCTTGCGGCGCGCGATGGTGTAACGCTCCGAGTCGACTTGACGGTCGACCATGTTTGGCTCGCCTTCGTCATACCCCTTGATGATGAACACCGCTTCCTTGAGCGACATCCAATCGGGGTCCGACTTGAACTGGCGAGCGCGCCGCATGGATCACGCACCCCCGATCTCGCGCTCGACGGCGGCGAGGGCGTCGTCGATGGCCGCGCGCTGCTCGCACGAACTGCACTCGCATTGATCGCCGCACGGCATCCAAGCGCGGAGCGTCGTCTTGCACGCCTCCACCAGCGCCAGCACGGCGGGCGATGGGGAGCGGCGGTTCCACGCGGCTGCCGCCTCAGGACCAGTCTTGTAGCCCATCGTCCCAACGCCGCAGGCATCGCACCTGACGTAGAACATCACCCGCGCGTTGCGGAGGTCCGTTTCGTACTTCGCTACGCCTCGGCAATGCTCGCACGCCTTCAGTTCGCTGCTCACGGCTGCTCCTTCATCGGTTGATGGTCCAAGCGCGTGTGGATACGCGGACATTCACACGCCAGACATGGCGCGTATACAAGCGTCGAACCGCCAGACGCGGCCCACGCATGGCCTCGACCGTCCGGTGAACGTCGAGAGCAACGAGCGCCAGGAGAATGCACAACCTCGATCCTGAGGGCGTTGCGCTGCTTTTCCCAACGTGGCGCTCCGAGTTTGTCTGGGCAATGGAAGCTCAGTTCATTGAACCAGATCGCAAACTGCCACGGGGGAACATCATCCAGCCCGCGCGAGTCGCCGTTTTCGGCGCGTGCAAGTGCGGCATGCCCGGCGGAAATCACGGCTGCTGCTCCTTCGTCTCGCCCTGCGGCGTGGGGGTGGGGACTGCCAGCGCGCGGATCGCCTTGATATCTTGCAGCGGCAGGGTGAATGCGTTGGTGCGCTTGTTCTTGCGCGAGCGTGCAACTTCAAGCACGGCGTTCTCGGCGCAGACGAGCGCGTTGTTCCACGCCTCCCTGCGCGCTTCATCTCGGGCACGGGCGACCCACGCGAGGGCGTCGGAGTGCTTCACCCAGCCACCTTGCTCGTGTGCGTCCATCTCAACCCAGAAGTTCGTCCTGTAGTCGGAGTATCCAACCCGCGCCGTGTACCGCTGTATCGCCTCGCTCGGCCTGCTCGTGTTCGGCGTGTCGGTCACGGCTGCACCTCGGGTTGGCCGAGCTCAAGGGCGCGGAGCTTGTCGTCCAGATCGCACAGTCGCTCCCATGACACGCGGAACGCTTCGCCGTCGAAGGGTTCTGCGTCCTGCACTTCCCCGCACTTGATCCGCGCCTCATGCGCCTCGACCGCCGCGTCAACGATGGCGCGGGCGCGGTCCCAGTCGACGAAGCCCCTCGCCTCGGCTTCCTTTCGCCCCCTTGGCGTCGTGTATTTCGGAGCGTCCCAATAGACCTTTTCGCCGTACTTGAGCCGCCCAAGCGCCACGATCTCCACCGCCTCGCGCAGCGACATCGCCTTCGGTCGGTCAGCCACGGCTCGCCTCCTTCGCCTGCTCCTGCGCGTCAAGCGCCCTGACCGCTCTCCACATCCCGGCGTTGCGAGCATCGGCCCGCGTCGGGTGATCTTCGTACCGCTCCACGACGAAGGCCCCGCTGGGCAGGGCGACGCAGAACGGGCCGTTCACCTCCGCGCCCCAGTTGCGGTAGATGTTCGCGCCGGATGCGAGCAGCCGTTGGCGCATGGCTTCCGTCTCGGGGTCGCGCTCGACGTTGGCGCTGTCGTTCAAGACGCACGCTCCTTTGCCTGCTCCGCCAGCGCCTTGCGGCGAGCGAGGACGGCCAACCCGAGGTCTTTCGCCAGCTTCGGGAAGTTGCTCCGCCATCCGATCCACGCTTCGGTAGCGTCCGGTTCGAGCATCGCATTCGCCGCCGCGATCACGGCAGCGTCAGCGAGGCGGAGGGCGTCGGCTTCTCTGCGATCCGCTCGATACCACAGACGGAACTCCTCGTCGCTGTAGCGAAGAGGAACGCCCTTCCACGTAACAATCCAGTCGCCGATGGAGACACGGTGACGGAGCGTGTCGTCTCCACCGAACCACAGGAACCAGACGCCTTCCGAATCGAGCGTCGGCGTGCAGCGCGTCGCCCACTTCGGAATCGGCGCGTCCGGTCCGTTGAATCGTTCGACCTCTACCTCTCCGTCAATTGCATATCGGTACTTCATTGTCCGATCTCCTTCTCGACCGCCGCGAGGGCGAGCCAAAGAGGCCCGAGCAGCGTCGTTCCGTTGAGGTTTGCGCCGTCCGCTCCTTCGCGGAACGCTCGCAGGTCGCGGCACGCCTCCACCAGCCGCGCGACGGCGGGGGACGGCTTCGACAGGCGAGCGACCTCGGCGGCGAGCCTGCGGTACTGCGCCGCCGCGTAGGCGATCGAGTCGGCGTGCTTGCCGACGACGATGACCTCCTCACCACCCTCAAAGTAGACGTACTTGACGACATCGGACAAGACGCGCCCTGCCTGCACGGGTTCGGTAAGCCATGTCGAGATATCGAGCCGCCCACACTTCCACGGCGGGAGCGCCGCGAGGGAAGCGTCCCACTTCGGATCAGGGTCGGTCTGGTATGTGGTGCTCGTCACGACTGCACCTCGCCTTCCTCGTTGATCTTCTCGGACGTGTAGGTGATCTTGGCGTTGCGGGACAGCTTGAACAGCTTTCCACAGTCGCCGCATTCGTGCTCATCCTCGTCGAACTCCAATTCGTTGCTACGGACCTCCCATGAATCAACGTCAATGTGCCAGCAGTATGGACATGTGATGTTCGGCTGCTGAAAGGTCCGCATCCAGTCGGGATCTCGGTATCTCACGCCTGCACCTCGCCTTTCTCGGAGCGCAGGGCGGCGCAAGCCGCAATCCAAGCCGTTTGAGTGCGGTCCCTCAAACTACGACGATCTCTGTCGCCGTCCGTCTTGCAGATGGCGTCAAGCATGTTTCCAGCGGAGAACAATGCTCCGCACGCGCCATCGAGCGCCTCGCGCAGCCGCTCTACCTCGCTTTCCAGTTTGGCCCTGATGCCGCAAGCTGGACATGACAGTTCCTCGGGCTCCGTGTTCTCGCCGTGCCGAAGCAACGGGTGATCGTCACGGCAACCGTGCGGAAGATGGTCGGCGCGCAGCCGCTCGACCTCGGCCTTGAGCGCGTCGCGCTCGGCGTTGGCGTCCGTGTAGAGCTTGACCCAGCCATCGCGGCTCTCTTGCAGAGCGCTCTCGATAGCCTCGGACGCCTGAGCCCGATCCGCCGCGTCGAACAGCGCGGGGGCGGCGTCCGCGAGCGCATTGATTGCCCGAAGCTGCGCCGCTGACGGCGGATCTTCGATGGCGGACGCGATGTGAACCAGATCGCGCAGCGCCTTCGTGTCGATGTTGGGGGTGGTCATTGGGAGTCCTTGAGCAGAGATCGGGCGTGTTCCATCGCACAGGCGGCGTCGCCGTCGTCCTTGACGAACGTGCATCCGTCGAGGCATTCGTCGTACTGCTCGCAGCACGGGCAGTAGGCGGCACCCTTGACGTACTCGATCAGCTTCACGTTGACGCGCTCCGCATCCGCCAGCGCGTCGAGCACGAGGCGGAGGTCGGAGGCGATGTTCGAGTAGGGGCCTCTGGCCCCGCTCTCGAACTCGCTCAGCCTCTCCCGCGCCTGCGCCAGCGCCGACTTGTCGGGGGTGGTGGTCACTTGGCACCGTCCTTGTCCGCCGCGAGCGCTGAAGCGACCGACGCGACGAAGCAGGCCAAGCCGCCGATCAATCCGTAGCGGGCTCCCGGCTCGCCGTTGAACCAGATCAGGAAGCCGCAGGCGGCGACTCCGCCGTAGATGTACGACGCGATGGTGTAGGCGAACTTCACTTGGCACCGCCAGTCTTCGCGCCAGCGTCCGCCAGGACGCTCCCGTACTCCGTCCCGAAGGGATCGCGCAGCAACTGCTCCGCAGCGACGCGAACGAACTCGGGGACCGAGTCCATCGCGTCCGCGTCCGTGCTGATGCTCCAGCGGTGGAAGTGGAACGCGAGCTCGCGATTCCGGCGCGCGCGGTGCGTCGGCTCGATCAACGTCAGCGCGCTCGTGCTGATGCAATTCAGTTCGTTGCGCGAGACTTCGATCGCGACGCTGCCCGCGTCGTTCTCGTCGAGAACGGCTGAGTACACGGTGGTTTGCGCTGGTAGCCGCACGTGGTCGCCGGCGCGGAAGCGCCTGCGGCGCGCGGGCTCCGGCGTGGGCTGCTCGTGCGCGCTCGCTTCCAGTTGTCCCTTGGCGCGTGCCGCGCGCATGCCCGTGGAATCAGCCGCTTGCTTGAGTATCGCGACGCGTTCCTCGTCCGTCGCCGGCTTGACGATGTCGCAGCCATTCGCAGGCTCGACGCTATCCGGCCAGCCAGCGGGCATCACGTACCCGTCGAGCTCATCGCACGCGAGCACCCAGTTTTCTCCGGACCTGCGGTGCTTGACGATGTCGCCAGCGCGGAACGGCTTGCGCGCGGGCTGCGGCGCAGCCGCCTCGCCCTTGGTCTCGGCGTAGCCCATCACCTGTTCGTCGAACAGCCGCGCCATCTCCTCCGCGGTGGACGCGTCGGGGGTGATCTCGCGCACGCGCAGCTTCGACGCGCCGAGTTCGCGCGACGTGTGCTTCGTCGTCTCGCCCGCCGCAGGCGGCAGCGTGATTGTGTCGAGACCCAGCGCCGCGCGCGTCTCGTCGTACGTCGCAGCGATCTCGCGAACGTCTTTCCCGTACGCGGTTTCGCTCGCTTCCTCCGCATAGTCCGCCACCTCCCTGGCGCGCTCCGCCGCGGCGCGCAACGTGTCGCGCAGCGCGATCCGCGTGGCGAAGTGCTCCGCGCTCTCGCGTTCGAATACGCCGCGCTGCCGTCGAAGCTCCGCGAGCGCGTTGTCGTTCACCTTCTTGAGCGCTTCGCACTCCTGCTCCAAGTGCGCTTCCTTCCGCGTCGTCGCCTTGAGGGACTCGCGGGTGACGTTATGCGCGGCGCGCTCCTCGCTGAACGCGGACCTGCAATTCTCGATCAGCCCTTGCAGCCGAATCACTTCATTGAGCGCATGGCCCTTCTCGATCTCCAGCCTGCTCGCCTTCGTGATCTGGTCTTCCAGTTGCTTCTTGGTCGGCGCGTAGTCGAACGCTTCCAGCGAGCTTCGCTGGTCGTCCACCTCCTCTTTGAGCTTCGCGATCTCGGTGCGCGCGTCTGCCAACTCGCGGTCCTTCGTCTCGCACGCGCGCTCGAGTTCCGCGAGCCGAGTCTCCAGCCTGTACGTACGGTCGCCGCGCTTGTCCGCGATCGAGCGCCAGTAGGCGGCGGAGGTGTACGCGTTTTCCGGCTCCACGCCCGCTGTCTGCTCCGCCTGCGGCGGCTGCATCGCAGGGCGCATGGTCGGACTGAGCGTCGCGCCAGCGACATGCGCAGCCCTCTCCATCCGCTCCGCGAGCCCGCGCAGCGCTTCGAGGTCGCTCGCGTTGATCCGCACGTCGATCTTTGCTTCGGCCATGGGGTTAGCTTCCTTCCTTCGGTTCGTTCGCTTTCACTTTTGCCAACTCGCAACGCAGCATCTTCGACGCCTCGCGTTCGCGTTCCAGTTCGGCGGCCAACTTCCTGCACTCTTCTCGCGCGCTCGCGAGCGTACGGTTCACGCGCCGGATTCTGTCGTGCGCGTCGAGACGGCCGACATCACCGTTCGCGTCGTCTCTCTCGGAGAGTTCCTCGTCCTCACCGGCTTCGACTTCCTTCTTGCGGAACGCGCGCTCCATCCGCTTCTGAGCGTCGTAGTCCTGCCACTGGATGTGTTCCTCTGCGATCTCCCATGCGCGATCGCAGATCCAGTTGTCTCCGATTTCACGGATGTCCAATCGGGAGTTGCTGAGCATGCCTTGCAGCGCAGCCATCGCGTACCGCTCACGGATGGTCAGATGCTCTCTCGGAATGTCAGCCCAGGACGATCTCTGAGGGACGACGTACTCCTCGGGGAACTTCGACTGGTGTTCGCTCTCGGTGACGTTCGCGAGGCCTGGCTTCTCCAGCGATGGGCTCTCGTGGTACGGGTACTCCTGCGACTCGGGCGGAGCTTCGTAGTCTGAGCACAGGTATCGCAGGTTCGGACGCTTTCTCGGTTGTTCGTTCATGGCCTAGCTCCCCATCACGCACAAGGTCGCCGCGGCAATCGCCGTGATCCAGCCCCACAAATACTTGCCCAGTCGGATGATCGGTCGCATCGGTCGCATTGCTCAGGCTCCCTTGTTGCTCTTGTCTCTGTCGATGGGCTTCGCCACAGCGGCGTAGCCGTTGCTCGTCTTGTAGTGCCGCGCAGCGGCGCGCACGGCCTTCGGGCCACGCATCGCGCTCTCGCCGGCCGTGTGTGTCGCCGCGCCGTCCCCGTCGAGAACCTCGGGGAGATCGAGCGCCGCGCGCGCCGCGCGGATCGGCTCCGCCAGCCGCGCAGCGGCTTTCTCCAGTCGCGTCCGCGCGGCGCGTGTCTCACCCGTGCTCGCCAAGCCCACGCCGGCGCGCAGCGCGAGCTCGCTCAACTCCTCCAGGATGCGGGCGCGCTCGCGGTGCAACGCCCGCAGGGCGCTCAGTCGCTCCGCGATCGTGCGCTCCGATTCCTCGGCCGCCGCGACTCCGGCCGCGCGCCGCGCTTCCGTCTCGCTCGCGAGTCGCGCCTTCTCTTCCGCATGCCGCGCACGGGCCGCCGCGTTCCGGCGCGCGTACTTCTCCGCGCGGATCCGCGCCTGCTCGCTCATCGCCGCGCGCTTCTCCTGGGCCGCGATCCGCTGGCGCTCGCGCTCGCGTTCGATCACCAGCGCGCGCTGCTCGGGATCCTTGAGCCGCTTCGCCTTCGATCGCCGTTGCTGTTCGCGCATGCGTTCACGGTACTCGGGGTCGCGCTCGCACTTCGCTTTGCGCCAAGCCGTGTTGTAGGCCGTGTGCGCCGCGCGCCGCTCGATGCAGAGCGCGTCCTTCTCCGAAGGGGTCAGGTCGGGCCGCGAGCGGATGCGGTGGAGGGCGAGGGACAGGGAGGAGGGCATGGGCTCAGCGGCCTTTCGCGCGGCCGTTCGGCCGCGCAGCGTGGCGCGCGCGCTTCGCGCGGGATGCGCGGGTCGTCGTCAAGAGTTCCCAGCCGCCAGCGGACTGCATCGCGTTCATCCAACCGCGGTAGTGCGGCGCGGTGCGGCCGGTTACGGTGCTGCTGTGGGTTCGGCGCTTCATGCGGGCTTCCCGTCTCGGAGCAGCATCAATGCGAAGTCGTCCGTGGATTCTCCTGCAGATCCCCTTGCGTAGAAGATCGCCTTGAGCGCTGCCGTGCGTTCGTTCTCCGCGACGGTTCGCGCTAGATCCTTGACGTGCCGACGTCCGCACTCCCAGCAGTCGTTGACGTCGAGAAGCTCCACCTTGTACCAATGCCCGTCCTTGACGATCGCGTTGATCGCTCGGGCTTCCTTGTTGGCGAGATACCGCTTCGCGTCTGCGCGGGTGACGAACGCCAGTTCCCACTTCGGATCCTTGATCTTGCGCTTGCTCACGACGCACCGCCTTCCCGCTTCGCGGCGCGCAGGTAGTCGCGGATCTCGCGGGCGCGGGTGCGGCATTGGGCGGCCTTCTTGTAGTACGTCTCGATGTAGTACGCGATGCACGGGGAACGGTCCGAGCCTTTGGCGTGATCGCGCGCCATGCGTTCGAAGCATCCCGCCGCGAAAAACATCGTCGCTGCGTCGCGACCTTCGACGCGGCCGGGGTCGCGCGGTTGCTTGCGCGCGCTCACAGCACCACCTGCCCATCCCGGCAAATCCGGATTCCATTTTTCGTCAGCGGTTTCCCCGCTGCGCCTTGCGCGTGCGCCACCATAGCGATCACGCGATCCAGGAACGCTTGCATCTGCGTGCGCTGCGCGCTGCGCTTGGACTTCGTAAGCCAACAAGGAGGAGTCGTCATCGGAGTGAGCGGACACGGCACTGAATACCAGCCGCTTGTGGTGACGATCGGGATTGGCTGGACTCCGCTGTGACCCCACTCCGCTGCAACGTAGGCGTCACAGTCAGCGAACGTCGAGAACTCGATCGTCCAGCGTTCGGACTTGCGCGCGCTCACGCGATCACCTCTTCGACGTAGCACAGCTTGCGGTCGACCTCGATCACGCCCGCTCCTCCGTCGCAGCGCGCCGCACGTTCCGACGCGCGCGCTTCGTCCTTGGTCGCCGGGCGAACCACGTCGCCCGTCAGGTAGTCGATCAGGTCGCCGTAGTCGCTGGCCTTCGCGGTCGTCGTCGTGCGCTTCGCCATGGTCGTCTCTCTCTCATCTGCGCGGCCGGTGCCGCCTGCCTGTCGAGTCCGCGTGTCGCCCGCCCGTCCTGCCCCGCCTCGCGGAGCGATCGTCGGGCGGTGCGACGCGCGACTGGGAGCAACCTACGGCACCCGCTGCGCGGTAGTCGAGAGAAAAACGAAAAAAAAATGTCGGGCGCGCAGCTTTCTCGCAACTTCCGCCAGCGCAACGCGCTCCGCGCGGGCGCAACCACGGGCACGGCCTGCGGGGCACTCGACCTGCGGAGCAAGGGCGGGAGCGGCGCTCGGCCCCCGCAGGGCTACCGTGTTCGCCGCTCCCGCAGGGAGAGAGTCCTTCACGCATGCCGCCGGCGCGCAAGCGGGGCTCGCACCTCCCGCCACGCGGACGCGGCTCAGGGATTCAAGGTAGCCCCCGCGGGGCGGGAGTCAAGCGGCCTGCGGCCGGCATGGGCGCCGGCGGCGCGCTGCCTCCTCAGCTTCGCACGCTGCCGCGCGCTGCGCGCTCGAGCTCGCGTCTGACTCCGAAGCCGCGCAGCGGCTCGCGCGCGCCTGGCGAGTTCCTGTGAAGCCTTGCGCCAGCGCAGCTTCTACAACACCAGTAAAAGCGGTTCTATCGCAGTTAATTTCCGAAAGTCAGCCTCAGACGCCAACTTATCGCACTCGCTCGGCCCGAAAAAATGTTCACCCCACCCGGACCCCCGGCCGCCAGCCGGATCGGCCCGGACGCTAGCGCCACGCCACCCTCTATATATATACTATATATATTTTCTAGAAAGAAGAAGAAGAAGAAGAGGCGTTTAGTGCGCTACCTGAGCGATCAACTGAGCCCCAGAGGTCTCTCGCGTGTAGGGGTCGGCTCCGAGGGGAAAACGACCCTCCCCCTCCCCAAAATCCCCCTCAGGAAAAACCCCTAGGGGGAGGCATACCTTTCCAGCGCTCACTTTACTGCTCAGGTAAATCGAACGACCTTCGATCCGCTCGGCAGAAACAGGGTAAAACTCGTTCGATTTATCCTGAATCGAGCGCCCTACTTTCGGGTATGGTATCCCGATAGATCGAACCTCGGTCCTCCACCCCTCCTCACCCCCTTCAAGCCCCCCCCTCCCCACCGTGACCAGCATCCACCTTCCGCACCCGACCCACCCCGGCTTCGCCCACATCGACGCGCGCCTCTCCGCGCTCGAGGTCCAGACCGCTTCCCAGGGCCTCACGGTCGACGCGCTGCGGCGCACGATCGAAGACCTCGCCGACGTGCTCAAACGTGCTGCTACGCGACTGGAGGCCGCGGAGCGTGGTGTCCGCCTCGGCCGGCCGCCCGGATCGCGTGGCACCGCTGCCCACCCCTCCGAACTCGCGGAACGCGACGCGGCCGAGTTCGACTTCCGCGGTGGCTCCACCCCTCACGTCGCCGAAGGCCAGCAAGTCCTCCCGGCGCTGCGCGGGACTGACGAAGCGATCCTCGAGTGCATCGTGGAATCGGTCATCAGCTACCTCGTCTCGCGCAACGTGCCGTCCGTTACGGTTTCGGTGCTCGACCTCGAGGCCCACGCACGCGCTTACCAGGCTGACCTCGGCCGCGGCTGGCCCTTCATGTCCTCCAAGCACTTCGCGCGCCGGGTCCGGATGGCAACCCGAGATCTGCTCGCACAGAACGTTCGGGCCACGAGCTCTCGCACGACCTACGGCAAGATCTTCTGGAAACTCGAGATGCTTGCCGCCGACGGCAACCCGATCGCCACGCAAGCGGCATCCGAGGTGGCACCCGAGGTTGCGCTCACCACCGAGTAACACGCACCCGCGCGGTTGCGTTTCACCCGTAAAACATGGTATGTGCGGCACTTACGTACATACCGCTTTCCCCACCATCCCCTGCCCCACGCACGCGCGGCTGCCCGTCGCGCCGAACTCGAAAGCCCATCCCACCATGAACCAACGAACGAAAGACCGCCTGTCGTCCGCAATCCCTTGGGCTGTGATTCTCGCCGTTGCCGCGCTGTTCCTCGCTGCGGCGAATGGTGCGCTGGCGCGCGGCCTTTCGCTGGTGCAAGCGGCTGCGCCGGGCTCCGGGCAGTCGGCCCCGCCCGCACCGGTGTCGATCGCCGGCCGCGCGCTCTTGATGCGCCCCGGTCCGATCCTGCGATGCACCCTGCCGGTGGCGCAAGGCGAGCGGATCAAGTTCGCGGCGGGCGTGGCTTCGCCATGGACCGTGACCGCTCCGAGCGGCGCAGCCCTGCGAACGCAGTGGGAGAGCGTGGCGACGTGGCCCGACGGCAGCGCGCGCATCGTGGAGCTGCTCGCCGTCGACCTGGACGTCACCACCGGCGCCGCTCGAGTGCTCGCCCCAGGCGAGTACGTCGTCTCTCGAGTCGCATCGACCGACGGTCGCCCGCGCCCCGGCCCGTGGGCCGCGTCGTGGGCGGCTGGCGCCGCGCCGACCCTGTGGGTGGATGGCGAGGCGCGCGCTGCAAGTTGGAGCTCGGTGTGGCACCGGTCCGGCCCCGTCGCGGTCACGCGGCGGTTCTTCGCGCAGGGCTTCACGGGCTGGCTCACGGCGTACTCGGGCGTCGACGCGCTCGAGCTTTCGCTGGTGATGCACAACGGCCACCCGGGCTCGCCCGACTGGTTCTTCGACTCGATCGAGATGAGCGGGCCGACGCCGGTTGGGGTGGTGGAGAGCGCGGCACCCGCTCCGGCACCGCACTCGCCGCGTGTCGCCAACGGCCGGCTGGTCTTGGTCGCGCCGCGCGCGGACGGGTTTGCTCACGCCCTCGTCCAGCGCGGCGCGCACGCGTGGCGCGTCGCCCTGTCGGGCGGTTCGGGCACCGGTCCCGGCGAAGCCCGTGCACTCGCGACCGCTGGCGGCTGGTGCGCGGTCGATTCCTGGGAGCGCGTGGACGCGTACGCCGCCGCTGCGCTGCGGCTCCCCGATCTCTCCTACCGCGCGGCCGCGCTCGCCTCGGACCTTCGGGCCGAGTGGGGCACGCTCCGTTCCGCCCTCGCCAACGGCGCACCGGTGGGCATCGCGGCCGGCCCCGGGCGGCTCGACTGGCAACACGGCTGGAACCCGAAGTACGGCGGGGTCACGGGTGGCGGCTTCCGTCGCCAGTGGCACGGGGTCGAGCTCGCCGCGACGTCCGAGCCCGATGGGCTGCTGACCATGCAGGCGCGACTCGCGCTCATCATGGACCGCCACGCGGTCGCGATCGTCCAGCCGAACGGGATGCCAATCGACGCGGACGCGTGGTGCGACCATGCGGGCAACCCGCGCGGCTGGAGCATGAGCGCCGCGAGCGCGCGCTTCGACGGGACGAGCGATGGGCCGTTCGGCTTCGCTGCGGTGCAGTCGGTCAACGCCGGCGCGCGCACTCCGCCCGAGCTCGCTACCTTCAAGCAACCGATCTCCGGTTCGAGCGCCGCAGGCGCCTACTCGCCCATCGACTTCCAGCATTGGGACCGCGCGCTTTGCGACGCGGAGGCGCTGGTGTGGCTCGCCAACGACCCGGCCGCCGCTTGGTGGCTGCGCATGAACGCGGAGACGTGGCGCATGTCCATGCTGAGCAAGGGGCGGCTCGCGGGCGCGCTCGCCGGCGTGAAGGCCCGCCCCGCGTGGGGCTCGCCCTGGGGGCGCGCGCACGGGCACGGGCTGCGCTTCGCGTCGGTGGCCTTCGCCATCGGGGACAAGGGCTGGCGCGCGCGCTGGGGCGGGCTGCTCGCGGACTGCGCGGACGTGATCGCCGAAGGCCAGACCCCTTCGGGGTTCCTCCGGAGGGACGAGGCGAGCAAGAACCTGGCGGGGCCGCCGTTCGATGGGCAGTACGCGCTGTCGAAGGGCACCGAGGAAGCGCTGCTCGCCAACGGCGCGCTGGGGCTCGCCCGCTCCGCGGGGGTTCGGTCGGCCGACCTCGTCGACGCGGTGGACCGCTGGGCCACGGACGCGCTCTGGGTCTACCTGTGGAACGGGGGAAAAGCGGGCGGCTCGCCGACCGACTACGTGGGCATCGCGCCGAAGGGCGGGCCGCCGTTCGCGCTCGGCACGGCCGGCACGGCCCCGCGGCGCAACGCGGACCGGGAGGAGGTGGCTTCGCCGCTCGGCTCGGCCATCTTGCTGCGCAAGCTGCGCGGCGTCGCGCCGACGCTCGGCCAAGTCCTTGCGGAGCAACGGTGGTGCGGCGGCGCCGCCAGCCCGCTACTCTGGATGCAGACGCAGACGGCGTACAAGCTGCTGCTCGACGATTGCGCGCCGTTGCACGCGGCGGCACAGATGGGAAACCCCTAGGGAGAACTGACCATGCGAACCGAAAACGGCAAGGGCTGTGGATCGACGTTCGGCCTCGCGCTGCTCGGGCTCTTGCTCGCGGCGCTGGCCTTGTGCCCGACGGGCGCGAGCTGCGCGGGGCCGGGATCGAGCCCGAGCGACCCGATCGGGTTGGAGTCGATGAGCGAGCCCGAGCTCGCGCGCTTCACCGATCGTTGCGCGAGCGCCGCAGGCATCGCCGTCGGCATCGCGCTCGACCGCGGCGGCTTGGACGCCGAAGGCCAGGCCATGCTCGCCGCGCTCGTCTCGATGCTCGCGACCGGCGAACTGCGCCCCGCCCCCGGAGGTGGCCCGCTGTCGTCGCTGTTCGACGACGCCGGGCTCACCGACAACGAGGTGCGCGGCGCGTTCCTCTTGGCCGAGCGATTACTTGCGGACGCGGGCGTAGCGTTCGGCGGCGAGGGAGTGCTTGGCGAGCGCGCTGCGGGCGTGCTGCGGGCGCTGAGCGAGGCGATCGCGAGTGCGAGGGTGAGCCCGTGAACATCCCCGACGCCGGCCGCGCGCCGTCGAACGAGCTCGATCCGCCGCGCTCGCAGCAACCGGACAAACCGGACACACGGCCCCTCTACCGGGATTGCGCCTATTGCGGCCATCATGGTGCGCCCGACACGCGCGGTTATTGCCGAAGGTGCGGCGCAACGATGGCCCGCGCAGCGTGGCCCCCGCCCTCGCAAGAGGCCCGCGCCGCGGCGCACGGCATCACGCGCACGAAGTAGACTTCCCGCCAACCTCGCCGGTCCCTCTCCCGGCTCCACCATGACCGACGAACCCGACACGCAACCGCCCGCCCCCGTGGCGCAGCCCATCCCCCGTTTCGACGCGCCCCTCCCACCGCGCGCCGCGCAGCGGCTGGACGAAGCCACCGCCACGCGTCACGACATCGCGCACGCGACGCGCCCGCCGTGGCCCAAGTACGACGCCGACAAGCCCGAGCCGGGCCACAAGCGCGGCAAGCGCCAGTGCATCGGGCGCTCGACGCAGACCGGCAAGCGCTGCGGCAACCAGCCGTGCGAGGGCAAGGAGCGCTGCAAGTTCCACGGCGGCCGGACCACGGGCCGGCCGGCCAAGGGCCGCGGCGGCAACCGCGACGCCAAGGACGTGCGCGGCAAGACGGGCCGCTACTTCGAGAGCATGGGCAAGCTCGCGCAGGTCTACCAAGACGCGCTCAAGGACGGCTCGCTGACCGACACGCGCGAGCCGCTCGCGGCGCTCGATGCGTTCACGCGGCGCGCAATCCTGCGCGCGAGCGAACTCGACGTGCCCGAGTACCGCGAGACGCTGCTCAAGTCGGCCGAGTCCGCAGGGAAGGCGCTCGATGCGGGCGACCTCGACGCGCTGCGCGCGGCGCTCGATGCGCTGACGAAGCTCGCGCGCGAGGGCGTGCGCGCCGACGAATCCGACGCCGTGGCCATCGAGGCGATCAAGACTTTCGGCGAGCGGGTCGACGCGTACTGGAAGACCAAGCTCGACCGCAAGCAGGCGATCAACGCGCGTGACCTCGCGCTCATCCTCCAGCGCATCGTCGACATCATCCAGGCCGAGGTGACGGGCGAGGCGGCGCTGCGCGTGGCGAAGGCCATCGACACGCTGATGATCCAGTCGGGGCGCGCGGCCGAGCATCGGGACTCGCAGGACGTGGCGCTGCTCGGCGGGCCGCGAGACGCTGCGCGGGCGGACGGGAGCGAGACGGCGTGAACTTCGACGTTCGACACGGCGACTGCCGCGAGGTCATGGCGACGCTCGCCTCCGACAGCATCGACGCCATCGTGAGCGACCCGCCGTACGGCTTGAGCTTCATGGGCAAGGGCTGGGATCACGGCGTGCCCGGCGTGGAGTTCTGGACCGAGGCGTTGCGCGTTGCGAAGCCGGGAGCGCACCTGCTCGCGTTCGGAGGCTCGCGCACGTTCCACCGGCTCGCCTGCGCGATTGAGGACGCGGGCTGGGAGGTGCGGGACTGCATCATGTGGGTCTATGGCTCGGGGTTTCCGAAGTCGCACAACCTCGACGGCGAACGCAAGGGCTGGGGCACGGCGCTCAAGCCCGCGCACGAGCCGATCATCCTCGCGCGCAAGCCGCTGGCGGGGACCGTCGCGGCGAACGTAATGCAGTTCGGGACGGGGGCGATCAACGTGGACGGTGGGCGGATCGGGAGCGAAGGCGGAACCACGCGAAGCGGTCAGGCGCCCTACGGTGACAGTGGATGGCGCACTGGCCACGCGGTGTTGCCGCTCGATGCAGGCCGCTGGCCCGCGAACTTCATCCACGACGGCAGCGAGGAAGTGACGCAGCTTCTTGGCGACGCCGCGCGCTTCTTCTACTGCCCGAAGGCGAGCAAGGCGGATAGGGACGAGGGGCTGGATGACCGCGAGGAAAAGCGCCACAGCGCGATGGGCTACGAACGCGGGCTCGGCGACGCTGGCGAGGGAATGTTCAAGGACCGAAACTCGCTCAAGCGCAACTCGCACCCCACCGTGAAGCCCACCGATCTCATGCGCTACCTCTGCCGCCTCGTCACGCCGCCGAACGGCCTCGTCCTCGACCCGTTCACGGGCTCAGGCTCGACAGGCAAGGCGGCGCTCTTGGAAGGCTTCCGCTTCCTCGGCATCGAACGCGAGGCCGAGTACGTCGAAATCGCACGCGCACGTTGCGCGGCGGTGCAGGCCGAAGCCGAGCGGGAAGCGCGCGGTTCCCTGTTTGCCACGCGGGCGGACGATTGAGCGGGCGCAAGGGCAAGGGTGGGCGCCCTTCCGGCCCGCGTCGCATCGCGCACAGCTACGCGGAACGCGCGCGCGCGGCGGTCGACGAATCTCTCCAGCTCCCGCAGGGGGACGCCGTCGCGCCGCTCATCGAGGGCCACGCCGACCTCCTGCTTGGCGCGTGGGCTCAGGTGCGCGGGCGCCTAGGCGGCGAGGCCAACCCGCTGCTCGGGTACGCCGGGCGCGAGCTCGACTTCATTCACGACGTCATCCGAATGCGCACGTGGGCCGGGCAACGGCACATTGTTCAGGCGCTGCTCGAGCACGGGCGCGTCTCGATTCGCGGCTCGCGCAAGACGTCGAAGACGCACACCGCCGCGGCGGTGGTGCTCGCGTTCATGCAGACCGGGCCGACGATTTGCCTCACCACCGCGCCGTCCAACGTGCAGGTGAAAACGCTCCTCTGGGGCAAGGTGAACTCGATGTTCTCGGGCTCGATCATCCCCATGCGCGGGAAGCTCGGGCAAAAGAACCTGTGGATCGGGCCGGAGCATTACGCGCTCGGCTTCGCGACGAACACGAGCGACCGCATGCAGGGGTTCCACGCGGGCGTGGACGTGCCGGCGGATCCGGACGCCCCTGCGGGGCAAGACACCGAAGAGGCGGACCCCGAGGAAGTGGACCCGGAACGGGCCATCGGCGAGATCGTCATCGCGCAAAAGCGCAAGTCGAACGCGACGCGCCTCCTGTTCGTGATCGACGAAGCGGCCGGCGTCCCGCAGTTCATCTTCGACGCGCTGCGCGGTTCGATGCTCGGGGACAACGTGTTCACGCTGATGCAGGCCAACCCGACGATCTCGATCAACGAGCCGCACGACTTCGCGCGCTCGCACCTACCGGGCTCGCGGTACCACCGCGTCAAGCTGGCGGCGAAGGAAGCGACGGACCCGATCGACTGCGACGCGTCGTTCATCACGCCAACCTGGCTCGTCGACTGGCGCGAGCTCGAGGCCGAGTATCCCGAGGACGACCCGCTGCACAAGCCGATGGTGCTCGGGCAGTTCCTCGAGGGAGACACGAGCGGGCGCGTGCTCACGTACGCCCTGCTTTCCGAAGCCGCGGCGTCGACCGACGACACGCTGCTCGTGCCGCGCGGCCCGCACATCGGATTCGACTCCGCGTGGACCGGCGCGGACCTGAACGTGGCCGCCCTCTGGGTCGACTCCGTCAAGGTGAGCGAAGCTGAGTGGCGCTCCCAGGACACGATCGCGACGTGGGAGAAGCTGCGCACGTTGCGCGACCACTGGGCCGTCCAGATCGGCCGCGAGATTCCGTGGCACAACGTGCACATCGACAACGCGCCGGTGGCGGCGGGCGTGATCGACACCGCTGCGCGGGCGGGGTGCATGCTGGATCGGGTCGGCTTCGGGGATTCCCCGAGCAACGCTTGGCGCGACTTGGTCGGGGACGTGCGGTTCAAGAACCGGCGCGCGGAGATGTACTGGGTGCTGCGCGAGCTGATCCGGCGCAAGGCGGCGCGGTTGCCGAAGAAGTGGAGCCGTTCGTGGGAGGAGCTGACGGCTACGACGTACTCGATCACGCAGGGCACCATGGAGGTGCTGATCGAGCCGAAGGAGAAGATTCAGGAGCGGCTGGGGCGCTCGCCGGACCACGCGGACGCGGACGTGTTGGCTTTCTGCCAGCCGGTCAAGTTCCGCGCGTTCCGCGCGAAGGGGCTCTAGGGTAGGATCGCGGGTCGCAGGAGCCCCGTGAAGGCAACGCGCCCCGGCCCATCACCGGAAGCGCACTCCGCTCGAAACGGAGCACGGGGCTCCCCTTCACTTCTGCGGCGGGCGCGGCTGCGCCCCGAACTTGAGCACGGCCTCGCGCATGAACGCGCGCACGTTCTTCGCGCCGTGCACGTGCGCCAATCCGAAGGCGCGCTCGAACTCCGCGGGCGACAGCCGCACGGTCACCACTACGCTGCGCCGCCGCTCCGCGGGCAGGGACGGTCGGCCGCCGGAGCTCGACCGGCGCACGCCGACGTGGAACCGCACGCGCTCCGCGGGCTGACCTTCGATCTGCACCGGTCCGCCCACGCCTCCCGGGCCCGCCACGGGCGGTTTCGGTAGTCCGGAATCTTCGGAGGGGTGCTGCGTCACCTGTGAAAGCGTACATCCATCCGCGGTGGCTGACCACAAGGACACGCGCGGAACCCGGGCTGCGCTCCGGGCGGAGGGCGGTTTCGCGGGCCGCGCCTCGGCCATCGCGCAGCGCCACGGCGGCGTGGTCCTCGAGCCCACCGGTGGCCGCGACCAGTTCGGCATACCCGCGCTTCGGCTGGTCGGCACGGCGAACGGCATCAACGTCGGCGCCCTGTCGACGGTCGCGAAGTCGGCCGGCTGGAACATCCTGCAGGCGCCGTCGTTCAGTTCCACGCTCGGCGGCAACGAGTCGATCTCGCGGCCGATGGAAGAGGACTGGGTTCTCTACGCGTGCACGCGCGCGAAGGCCGCGGCGGTCGCGTCGGTCAAGTACGAAATCGGGCAGGGCGAGGGCGAGGGCTTCAAGGCGCTGCCGGCGACGGACCCGATGGTCCGCCTGTTCAAGAAGCCCAACCGCGCCACGTCCTGGGCGATGGCGATGGAAGCCTCGACGTTCTCGCGCATCGAGCACGGCGAGGACTGGTGGATCCTGCTCGACGCGCAGGGCGCTGCGATCCAGCCGGGCGACACGCCCGCGCAGATCGTTCAGGTTCGCCCGTCGATCATGTCGATTGAGAAGTACGACCTGAACTGCTTCCCGTCGGAGTACTCGTACCCGGTCGCGAGGGGCGGCAACGGCTCGATCGGCTCTTCGACCAAGCGGCTGATCCCCGCGCACGCGGTCCTCTCGTTCATCGAGTACGACCCGTACAACAACTGGCGTGGGCTCGGCGCGGTCGATTCGATCCTGCGCGAGCTCGGCGTCGCGTATCAGGTCCAGCGCTACGTCGAAGCGATGGCGCGCGAGGGCGGCGACCCGGGCGGCTTCATCATCCTCCCCGACAACTCGAGCGAAGCCGCGATCAAGCAGGCGCAGGCCGAGGTCGATGAGGAGTTCGGGCAGGCCGCGAACCGCGGGCGCTGGAAGGTGCTGAGCGGCGCGACGTTCCAGGCGAACACGATGTCCCCCAAGGACATGGAGTTCGAGAAGTTCATGGAGCGCCACGACTGGGCGTGCGCGGCCGTGACGGGCGTGCCGCTCGTGGTGCTCGGCATCCTCAAGGACGCGACGTACTCGAACTACGAGAACGGGCTGCGCGCGATGTGGGAGGGTCCCAACGGGGTCTTGACCTTCCTGCGCTCGATCGAGGACCGCATCAACGCGTTCTTCTTCCCGTCGCTGCGCGATGGCAAGTACGCGGCGTGCACGCTGCGCTTCTGCACCGACGAGATCGCGGAGCTGCAGCGCGACATGTCCGCGCGCATCGAGAGCTCTGCGCGCGTGGCGGCGATGGCCGTGGGCGCGACGTTCAACGAGGCGCTCGAGATGAACGGCGTGAGCGCGCGCGCCGAGGGCGGGGACGTGGACATTGGCGCCACGCCCGACCCTGTCGAACCGACTTCGCCGAACGTCGATCCCAACGCAGATCCGAACGCGGCGCCGAGCGGCGCTGACGTCGCGGCCAACTCGCCCGACAGTCCGCTCGCGGGCGACGGCGTCCAGCAGCAACTGCTCAACGGCGCGCAGATGCAGGTGGCGATCGACATCGTTACGCAGGTAGCCGCTGGCGAACTGCCGCGCGAGTCGGGCCTGCAACTCCTGCAGACGCTGCTCGGGCTCACGCCCGTGCAGGCCGAGGCGATCATGGGGCCGGCCGGTACGCCGGCGTTCGTGCCGGCGTCGGTCAGCAACGATGGCTCGGGTGAGTCCGGCGCTTCCGGCGGCGGTTCGTCGGGTGTCGCGGCCGGAGAAGAAGAGGGCTCCGACTCGGGGGACTCGCCCGACGATTCCGCCAAGGGTGCGCCGGGCTCGCCTGTTTCCCGTTCCGCGATGCAGTCGCGCGCGGAGCGCCTCGACTACGCCGAGGGCGTCATCAAGCGCGTCATGCTCCCTGGCGAGCGCGCGCTCTTGCAGGCGGCTCGCGGATTCCTGCGCAAGTACTTGAGCTCGCAGTTCGCGCGGTTCCGCGACTTCGCCGCGCACGGCAAGGCCGCGCGCGGGTTCGAAGGGGTCACGTTCGAGCGCATCAGCGACAACGACACGGCGCTGCTCGAGAAGCTCCTGCTCAACCGCACCGAGTGGGAAGCGAACCTCGCCAAGCTGATGAAGCCGCACCTCACGCGGATCTCCAGCGCGGCGCTCGCGGACATGGCGGACGAGCTCGGCGGCGTCTCGATCGGCACGCAGGATCCGCGCGTGGTCAAGCAGCTCAGCGAGCAGCTCATCCAACTGTCCGAGGGCGTCAACTCGACGCTCGCGGACAAGGTGCGCGGCGCGCTCGTCGAGACGTTCAAGGACGCGTCGTCGATCGCGGACCTGCAACTCGCGGTGCAAGAGCACCTGCCCGAGCTCGAGGGCAACGTGGCTCTCGCGTTCCGCGACCGCGAGTCGCGCGCGCTCGCCATCGCACGCACCGAATCCGCGCACGCGACCAACGGCGCGCGGCAGTTGCAGATGGAGGCCGAGGGCGTCACGCAAACCGAGTGGGCGACGGCTGGCGACGACGCGGTGCGCGAGTCACACCGCGCGCTCGATGGCGAGGTGCGTGCGCTCGGTGCGGAGTACGCGCCGAACCTCGCGTACCCCAACGACCCGCGTGCGCCCGCTGGCGAGGTCATCAACTGCCGGTGCGTGCTGAACCCGTTGGATTGAGGAAACCCATGACGACCCCGACCATTCTCATCCCCGGCAAGTTCGACGCGACCGCCAAGCGGATCTGGACCGGCGTGGCCACGCAGGACGAACTGCTTGCGCTCGGTGAAACCGAAGTGCTCGCGATCAAGTCCGACTGCGAGCACATGCGCATTCGGTACGTGCCGACGGCCGGGGGCCGGGCGAGCAAGGCCGCGGGCGGCAAGGGTGGCGGTTCGGATTCCGAAGCCACGCGCAGCGTGGACCACGTCGCGAGCGACGAAACGCCCGACCGCATGGGCGACATCATCCGCGTCGCCGGCTGGGATCTCGCCAACTTCAAGTCCAACCCGATGCTCCTGTGGATGCACGATCACAACCACCCCATCGGGCGGGTGACGAGCGCCAAGAAGGGCAAGAGCGAAGCGGGCATGCGCGCGCTGCTCACCACCTCGCGAATCCACGAGGACGAGAAGAGCATCGGCGGGCTGTCCAACGACGTGCTCTACAACCTCGTGCGCGACGGCGACTTGCCGGCCGTGTCGGTCGGCTTCCAGCCGCTCGCGTCGCACCGGCCGGAGTCGGAGGACGAGCGCGTCAAGCTCGGGCTCGGTCCCTGGGGCGTGGTGTACGAAGCGAGCGACTTGCTCGAACTGTCGGTCGTGAGCATCGGGGCCAATCCGAACGCGCTGAAGCGCAGCTTGGAAAGCGCCGTCGCCGCGAAGCGGCTCGCGGAACGCGACTTCGATGCGGTGCTCGCGGAGATCGCGAAGGCATTCGACGCGCCGTCGCGCGTGCGCACGGTGCACGCGTTGGGCGGGCTCGAGGTTGCGGCCCGGCGCGCGCTCGCGCGTGCGGGGGTGGATATGGACGGGGACGGCGCGGAGTTGATCCCGGCGCCCGCGCCCACGCCTGCGGCGCTGGAGCCGGAGCCCACGCCGGACGTCCCGGATGCTTCGGACGTCCAGCTGGATGCCCTTCCCGTGGCCAAGGATGCCGATGGGACGTCCGCGGACGTCCGTTCGGATGCCACGCCGCCCGCCGATCCGGCCGCGCCCACCCCGGCGAAGCCGGACCCCACCGAGCGCCTCGCCGCGCTCGTCGAACAACTGGACGCCTCGCTCCGCGCGAACGCGTCGACCCAATCCAAGCTGAGCGATGCCCTCGTGACGCTCAGCACTCGACTCGAGGAAATCAGCCGCGCGGCAGGCGCGGCCCCTGCGCAGCCCAAAGCGGCAGCCGGGGGCGGGAGCCCTGCGGGAGCCGGTCCGAGCCCCGAGAGTCGAGTGAAAAACAGCGGGGAGTTCTACGCGGCGGTGCTCGAGCAGGCGGTCAACGCCGTGCGCGAGGGCTTCGCCAAGAAGAACTGACGGCAGAACCAATCGACCCAACCAACCGATCCACGATTCAACCCGGCGCACGGCGCCGAGAAACAGACGACACCCCATGACTCCCGAACAACTGAAGGCCCTGACCGACGCCATCCGCGCCGAGGTCGAGAAGGGGCACGCCGCCAACTTCGAGGCGCTCTCGAAGATGGTCACCGAGCACAAGGCCGAGGTCGCCGCGAACCTCGCCAAGCAGGCCGAGATCCAGCGCGCGTTCAGCCTCCCCGGCTCGGCCGAGGCGACGCACAAGGGCGAGAAGTTCTCGCTCGCCAAGTTCTACCGCGGCGTCTGGACCAACAACTGGTCCGAGGCCGGCATGGAGAAGGCCATCGCAGACGAGACGACCAAGAACGTCAAGGCGATGGGCACGGTTCCCGACTCGGCCGGCGGTTTCGCCGTCCCGACCGAGATCGCCGTCGACCAGATCATTCCGCTGCTCTACGCCAAGAGCGTGCTCGCCAACCTCGGCGCGACGCAGCTCAGCGGCCTGACCGTCTCGCCGCTGAACATCCCGAAGGTCACGGGCGGCACCACGGCGTACTGGCTCAACGAGGCCGCGAGCATCACGGACTCGCAGCTGACCATGGGCCAGCTCTCCATGACGCCGAAGATCCTCGCGACGATCACGCCGTGGAGCGACCTGCTGCACACGCTGCAGCCGGCCGTCGAGTCGATGATCCGCTCGGACCAGGCGGCGCAGATGGCGCTGAAGCTGGACCTCGCCGGCATCAGCGGCACGGGTGGTCAGCAGCCGCTCGGCCTCATCAACTGGGCCGGCGTCTCGACCGAGACGAACGCGGGTAGCGCGCCGACCTACGACCTGCTCCAGAACATGATCAACGACGTCGAGAACGCCAACGCGCTCGAGGGCAACCTCGGCTGGGCGCTGTCGGTCGCGACGAAGAACCGGATCAAGCAGGTGAAGGACGTCACGGGCGGCACCGACAACAAGGCGAACATCCAGCCGCTCGGCAATCGCGAGCTCTGGAACGAGCAGGCCAAGACGATCTGCGGCTACAAGCAGGCGGCGACGACCCAGCTCGGCACCAACGACCTGATCTTCGGCAACTGGGCGGATCTGCTGATCGGCCAGTGGGGCGGCCTGATGGTCGAGGCGACGAACCAGCTCGGCTTCCGCACGGTGCAGCGCCACCTGCGCACGGTCGCATTCTTCGATGTCGCGGTGCGCCGCGGCGAGTCGTTCAGCATGGGCGCGTAATCGCGCGCGGTGCGGCCCGGAGGGGAGATCCCTTCGGGCTGCGCCCATCAACCCACCGTTCAAACCACCGTTCACCGATTCCGATCAACACACCTCCAACGAGGAGCTTTCTCACATGTCTCTCCAGGATCCCTCCAACACGAAGCAGGCGGACATGACCCTGCTCAAGGACTACGTCGACACCGCGCCGACCGGCTCGGACAACGTGTCCTGCGACACCGAAGGCTTCCGCTTCGCCAAGGTCACCGTCAAGTCCGGCACCTTGACGGGCGGCACGAGCTGGGCGTGGAAGGTTCAGCAGTCGAGCGACAACGCCAGCGCCGACGCGTTCGCGGACATCGAGTCGAGCCTGACGGCGAAGACGTCGGGCACCTTCCTCGCGGCCAACGATCAGGCCACGCGCATCATCGTCATCGACCTGACGGCGGTGGAGCGTTACCTCAAGATCGCGTGGACCAAGACGGGCACCTTCACGGTGTCGCAGCTGTGCGTGTCGGTCGAGCTGTTCAACCCGGTCGACACCGAGTTCCTCGGCACCGAAATCGCCGGCTTCTACCCCTGAGCCTGCGGCGCGCGGCTTGAGTTGATCGAGCCGCGCGCGGCACACCTCACAATCGAACGCGGGCGGGGCCGGTTTCCCCGACCTCGCCCGCCTGCGCTTGCGCGCAGACCAGCCCAACCCTCGAACGTCAACCCTCTTCACCTCGAAAGCCTCTCTCCCATGAACCTCCAGCAAGTCAAGCCGCCCTTCGTCCTCACCATCCCGGAGTCGATGTGGGCGTCGTCCGAAACGAACGTCCGCGCGAAGGCGGGCGACATCATCGACCTCGACGTGCCCGGCGAAGCCGAACTCTGCAGGGGCCAGATGCACAAGTTCCAGCCGGCGCCCGAGGGATCCGTCCCCACGCCGAGCGCGGTCAAGCTCCCGCGCGTGGCGATGTTCCTGCGGGACGCGGCCAAGGCTGCGCCCGCCGCTGCCCCTGCGCCTGCGGCGCAGGAACTCGCCCCCGAGGCCAAGCCGAAGGCCGGTCCCGTCCCGCGCGCTCCCGTGCGGCCTGCGGGCAACCCGGGCCAGTCGAACCTCCCGACGGTCGACGCGCTGCCCAACGTGCCGGCCCCCGCCAAGGGCTAGTCGCGCTCCGTCCACCCCACCCGTCCAGCTGTTCCACCCCACTCACCATGGCCGAAAAGCTCCCGATCGTTCTCGATGTGACGACCTCGCCGGCGACGCTGCGCGAGATCGCCGCTGATGAGACGATCCCCGGCGAGAACGCGCTGCCCGCGGGCGGGGTGGCGGGCGACGTCCTGACCAAGCAATCCGGCACGGACGGGGACGCCGATTGGGCAGCCCCGGCCGTCACGCAGGCCGAGTTGGATGCTGAGGCGGCGGTTCGGCTTGCGACGGACTCCAATCTGCTCGCTTCGCAGACGAGCCATTTCGGGATCGGCGGGGCGACCCACCCGAATGCGGTTGCCTCCGGCGCGGCCGGGTTCATGACGGGCGCCGACAAGGCCAAGCTGGACGGGATCGCGGCTGCCGCCGCTGCGCTCACGAACTCGACCCCCGCCGACGTCGCTGCCGCGGGCGCGGTCGGGGTCGGCACGACCGCGGCTCGCTCGGACCACGCGCACGCGCACGGGACGCAAGCGGGCGGGGCGTTGCACGCTGACGTGAGCGAGAACTCGCCCGGGTTCGCAGCGGTCGCGGACAAGCTCAAGATCGACGACGTCGCGCGACTGCGCGAACTCGCTGCGCAGGCTTCGGCGCCCATCGACCCCGACGCAACGAGCGAGCCGGAAATCCTGTGGGTCATCGGGCAGAACCGATGGCGCTGCGGCACCGACACGACGGGCTACGCGAGCGCGTACTTCTACGCCGAACTCCCGGCCGTGTTCGGCGGCACGTACCCGAACGCCTTCGCTTCGACCTCGGACGTCGCGCTCTACTCGCCCATCGGCGTGCCGAACACCGACAGCCCCGCGAGCAACGCGCCCGCGAACACCGAGACGCCCATCCAGGCGTCGATGTACTGGGACGACGGCATCCCGCTCCCTCCGGGGGCATTCACCGGCGGGGCGGTCTTGGAGATCGACCTGTTCGGCGCGCTCAAAATCGGCCGCGCGGGGACGCTGTACGTCGTGCTCGACCCGGACGGCGACGTGCGGCTGGAGTACGGCGGCGACAACACAACGACGGCTTTCGAGCGGCACAAGGTGATCGGGGCCGAGTCGGGCGTGCAGACGCACGAGCCCGGCGTCGTGTCCGACGACGGCTCCGGCAACTGCCTCATCACCTTGACGGCGCACGGGCTCGTCGACGACGACCGCGTTTTCCTGAGCACGGCGGATCGCACGATCGGGATGATGCCCGACCTCGTCGATTCGGGCTGGTACTACGTCGACAAGATCACCGACGACACGTTCAAGCCGAGCACGGCTCCGGTCGCTGGCGCGGTCTACGTTCCCTTCAACCCGACCCCCGGAGAATCGGACGAAGTCCTCGTCACGCGCTACGCGGGCCACGGTTCGTGGAAGGCCGTCAAGTTCGCGTTCGACCTCGCCACGAACACCTCCAACTCCGACTTCGTCCCGTGCCGCTTGCGCATCGTGGGCTGCGCCGACGGGCGCGGCTCGGGCGACACCGAGGATGGCGTGTTCTGGTACTGCCAACTCGACACGTTCGAAGTCTGCGATCAAGTCGGATCGACGACGACGACCGTCGTTGCGACCGAAGGCGTGACGGGCGCGAAGTCGTGGCGCGCGGCGGCGCCTCGCACGTCGCCGGGCAAGGGGTTCAGTAACACGGGCGCCATCCGCGCGACCGGCGCGCCGCTGCTCTTCGCGACGACCGACTACAACGGCTCGGGCACCGACGCATTCATCACGACGGCGCACGACTACGGCGGGCAGTGGGACGAGATTTGCACGAGCGCGGACCTGTCCGCTTCGGTGCCTTTCGTCTGCGTCACGTCGAGCGTCAACAACGTTCAGGCCACGACGACGCTCTTGAGCGTGGGCGGCACGGTCTGCGGCGAAGTGCTCGAGGTGCTCAACGGGCGACGCATCGTGCGCTACCGGCCGTTCAGCGAGGCCGTGCGCATCAAGTCGGGCGACACGGTCGACTACGCGATCTACAAGCGCGCCGCCGACGGGACGTGGAGCGCGGTCGCTGGCGCGACCGGTTCTTTCACGGCGGGTGCCATCCGGCTTGGCCCACAGACGACGCAGCTTGCTCTGCGCGCGGCGATGAGCGGCGACCAAGACGGCGTGAACGTGCTCGACATTCGCGGCGGCGTCACCCGCCTCAACCGCAACCGGAAGCGCTAGCGCGCGGCCCAGAACACGAGCGCACCCCATGACCGGAACCCGAGCCGCCTACACGATGATCGCCGCCGACGTCGTCGTGCGTTACGCCGACGACCCGCGCGCCGTCCTCGTTGGCTTCCTGCCGACGGGCACGATCAACGCCGTCCTCATCGACGCGCACGGCGGCGGCTGGATTGCGCAAACCAACGCGAATTCGTGGAAGCACGAGCCGACCGCGATCCTGCTCGAGAAGTCGGGCATGGACCGCTACATGGACGCGGGCATCGCCGTCTTTTGGATCGAGTACCCGTACGGGTGGCAGACGACTTCCACTTCGCGCTACTCGTCGTCGAATCGCTACCCGCAGATTCCGCGCGCCATCGGCCGTGCGGTCCAGTTCCTCAAGACGCACCGCGCCGACGGGCTCGCGACCGGCTCCACGTCCCGCGTCCTCCCCGACGCGGATGCGTCGTACTGGCTCAAAGGCAACTCGGCCGGTTCGATCATGTCGCTGCTCGTCGCGATGCAGCCCGACGGCTGGCTCGACTACGACCCTTCGGGTCGGGCAACCGCCAAGGGCGTTTTCACCTACACGCGCTCGCATCGGGTGGGCGGCGTGTTCGCCTACGACTGCGCGACGGACCTGCGCCGCTACCAGGGGAGCGCGGCGGCGGTGCCGTACTTCGCCCCGGCCGGGACGCTGTACCAGTCGAGCGTGCCGAGTTCGGTCGTCGCTGGCGTGTCCACCTACTCGAAATTCGGTCAGGTGCCGAGCGAGTTGAAGTACGCCGCGAGCCCGATATCCGCTGCTGAAGCGCGGCACCGGTCCAACCTCGACGTCTCGGTGATGATCTGCAACGCGATCTCGCTGGGCGAATCGTCGTTCCAGAACTCGGGCATTCTCTGGGCCGTCGATCCGCTCGACATCACGGGCACCGTTCCCTCGCCGGGCGACGCGATCTCCGCCGCTGGCGGCGCGACCGGGACCGTGCGGCTCGTGCAAGACGACACCGAGGGGCTGAAGGTCTTTCACATCGACGCGGGCGCGGGCGGATCCGACATCGTCGCCAACTGGACGGGGCTGTGCTCTTGGTCGGGCGGCTCGTTCAACATCACGACGACGGCAACGATCGTCTACGGGAACGACACTTACCGCACGTTCCGCACGGCGGCGCAGACGCTTGCCGCGTGGGACGCCGACGATCTCCCGTTCGCGTCGTCGACCGAGCACCACGTCAACTACGTCCCCGCCTTCAAGCGCGAGCGCGAGGCGCACTACGCTGCTGCCGCAGCGCTGTCTCTTCCGGTCACCGACCGCGACCGTTGGTACGTCGGCAACCAGTACACGTTCAACATCAGCTCCGCGCAGGGCTTCGACGGCCCGGCGTTCGGGTTCTCCGGTGACGACAACATCGACGTCGAGTTCGCGATGATGGAAGAACGTGGCGTGACTCTCCCCTGAGTCCCAGCAGACCAACCCATCCCATCCCAGGAACCTAGCTACCATGCCCTTCGACCCGTCCTCCTTGCTCGCGGTGCTCGCCCTTTCGGCGTCCGCCGCGCTCGTGTCTGCCGAGGAAGTCACGATCAACACGACGCACCTCGCGGCGGTACTCGGATGGCTCACGATGGTCATTCTCGCGATGGGCTCGTTCATCGCGATGATCTTCAAGCGCAACCTCGAGCAGCAGGACAAGGACCGCGCGCAGCTCGCGTTGAGCTTTGACACGCTGCGCAAGTCGGTCGAGAGCGCGGAGACGCGAGAGGACCAGTTCGCGGAAATGCTGCGCAAGAACGACGAGCAGAACCGCAGGACGCTGGAGATCGTAGCGGAGGCGCTGGGGCTCGACCGCGAGGAGCGCCCGCGCGTTCGGCGCAGCGGGAACTAGCAACCGGAGCGCACACCATGAAGAACATCGCGAACGCAAACGGCATGTACCGACGCGCGCTCCTGCGTGGGCTCTACGCGTCCTGCGCGACGCTCTCCGTCCTGTGGATCACCTGCGACCACTTCGACACCGAGCCGGTGGCGGCGTTGACTGTCGGCGTGCTCGTCTCGATGTTCGACTGGATCGACATCGGTATGGAGGAACGGCGGCGCGGGCGGGTCGAAAGCGGCGAGGATCAGAAGGACACCGGCGAGTCCGGCTCGCTCCACGTCCCCGCGTTCATGGTCAGCATCGCGTCCCTCTGCGCCGTGATGATCTGCGCCGGGTCCATCGCGAGCGCCTTCTACCGCGTCGACTACATCGAGACAGTCACAACCCCCGCGGGGGCGGATGGCGCAGAGCAAACCCACACGATCAAGACCCACCGCCCGCCGTGGGCGACGGGTATCGAGTTCGAGGCCGAGCACGCGCGCCGTGCGATCAAGGCGGCGGAAGCCGCAGAGGAAACGCAGCGATGAGCCACAAGACCAACAGCACCGTCGAGTGCAACAACCAGACCGAGAGCGTCGAGACGATCAACGGCACCGGCACCTTGCGTGCGCACATGGTCGAGCACTTCGAAGCGTGCGCGGAGAAGGCGACCGAGATGGGGTGCACGGGACTCGCGGCCGAGTACGCGGCGTTGGCCGAGGAACTCGCCTCTGGCGGTTGATCGAACCAGGCGAGCCACGCTTCATGCCCACCTTCTACCTCCCCGTGACGGACCAAGCCGGCGAGCGACAGCTTGTCGGCTTGTCCGTTGCGCAGCGGGTGGAAGTGACCGCGCAGGGCGGAACCGCGTACCCGATCACGAACGACCCCGACCAGACCCCGCCCAACGGCCAGCTTCCTGTCGAGCAGCAAGACGGCTCGATCGAGCACGTCCCCTTCTACGCCTCCTACGGATCCTCCATGGACATCACGACCGCAACGCGCGTCAAGGCCCAGCTCACCGGCATCAGCGGATCGTCGGAGGACGCGTTCATTGGCGACGTGATCACCGGGCTCTCGGGCTACTTCGAACGCTACATGCGGCGCGTGCTGCTCAAGCAGACCTACACGAGGGAGATCCGGCTGCGCCGCTGGAAGCAGGTCATTTCGCTCGACGCGTTCCCGATCGAGTCGGTGACTTCGATCAAGTACTGCCAGAACCCGTCGGGCTTCGCGACCGCGACTGCGATGGACGCTGAGACGTACGCGATCCTCGAGGACGGCACGACGGGCGTGATCGAGTTCCTGGTCGAGATGCAGATGGCGCCTGGCTTCCTGCAGGTGGTGTTCGTCGGCGGGATGGCGGAGGATCAGGCGGAACTCGAGCTCAACTACCCCGAGCTGGTGCAGGCGTGCGACACGCAGTGCGTGCACGAGTTCAATCGGCGCTTCACGCCGGGCGGGAACTTGACGTTCGGGGGCGGGTCCACGAGCTTCGACTTCTCCAGCGTCGAACTCATCCCGCGCGTGAAGGGTGTTCTCGACACGTTCCGGCGCCACTACATCGGGGCCTAGCCCGCTCCGCGGGATCCAGCCATGAGCTTCGCGGTCAAGGTCGACACCACGGGAGTCAAGCGCCTTATCGGGCGCTTCGACCGCAACGTGGACGAGATCATTTTCCGCGAGACACGCAAGGCTGCGGACGAGTTCCTCAACCGCATGCGCAACCGCGCGCGCGGCGGCGAGGGCTCGGGGCTCCGCGTGCGCACGGGCATGCTGCGCCAGTCGTTCAACAAGACCATCGTGCGCAAGCCGCGCGGCGGCGTCCTGCTCGCGCTGTTCTCGGCCGGCACGAGCTACGCGAACATGCAGGAGTACGGCGGGGTCATCAAGCCGAAGCCGCCGCGCAAGTTCCTGACGATCCCCATCGAGGACAACCTGACCAAGGCCGGCATTCCGCGGTACTCGAGCGCGAGGGAGTTCATGGACAAGTACGCCGTGACGCGCGCGCGGAACAAGGACGAAAAGAACACGTACTTCCGGCAGGGGCGTGGCTCCGCATCGAACACGCGCATTGCCGCGTCCGCGCAGGCGCGCGCGACCGGCGAGCACGCGTTCATCTTCACGACCAAGTCGGGCGGGAAGTACATCGTGCTGCAGAAGGCGAACGGCGACCTGCTGTTCCTGTGGCGGCTCGTGCGCAAGGTCGTTGTCCCCGGCCGCCTGCGCTGGAACCAGAAGTTCAACGAGCTCTCGGCGGAGCTGCCCGATCGCATCCGCACGCGCGTGGGCGAGTGGGTCGCGGCAGACAACGCGAAGCGCACCGGGGGCGCCTCGTGACCGTCGCGACCTTCGATCTCGTGTTCCCGTCGGGCGGGAGCGCCGAGCTTGAACTGCCCGGGCGCAGCACCGGGCGTGGCGAGGGTGTCGTCATTTCGGCCCGCTCGAACGCGCGCGCGATCCGCCGCTACAGCTACTCGAACCGCAACGCGACCGAGGGCGAGGCGTGGCGGCTGATGCACCTGTGGGATTTGACGTTCGGCGCGCTCGACCTCGACTTCACGGACCCCGAGAGCGGCGCAGCCCTCCGCGTCACGTTCTCCGAGGAGCCCAAGTGGCGGCGGGTGTCGGCGGTACGCTGGGAGTTGGAAGCCCAACTCGAGGAGGCGCTCTGACCCATGGCATACCCCACCGGAACCCCCGTCCAGGAGCGCGCGCTCCAGAACTTGCAAACGGCGCTCGAGGCCATCGCGGGTGCGCCGAACTTCTACACCACGCTCGCCCCGAGCGGGGTCCACCGGAACAAGGGCGACAACGTCCTTGAGCTCAAGCAGTACCCGGCCATCCTCATCATGGAGGGCGAGGTTTCGAAGGACGAGAACAGCGCTTGGCCGATGGTCGAGTGCGTGCTGCCCGTCGTTCTCCGCTGCGGGCTCGCGCGGCGTGATGGCGTCGAGACGGAGCTGCGCAAGTTCGCGGCCGACGTGGCGCAGGCCGTGCGCGCGAACTACCGGCTCGCTGACGCAGGTGGAGACGTCGCGTTGGTCGCAGCCGTGACCGGCGAGCAGGCTTACCAGTCGGACGGCGTCTCGCCCATCGGGGCGGTCGACGTGGTCCTGAGCATCCGATACCGTTACCTTTACGAAGACCCGAACACGCCGATCTAGCGAGCGGCGCGCAACCAGGAATCCCGGAGAAACGAACCATGCTGGCCCGAATCAAGCAGCTTGCCGCCAAGGTCGAGGCCACGAGCGGCACCTTCGACACGAACGTTCTTGCCGCCACGTACGCGCAGCACTTGCTGCGTAACGCGCAGTTCGTGTTCGAGCCGCAGAGCTACGTCTCGGACGAGATGCGCGAGACGCTCACGCCGATCATGGGGCGGCCGACGCGCAAGGACGCGCGCGCGACGTTCGGGATCCAGATGAAGGCGCCGAGCACGGGTATCACCCCGCCGTGGGACGTGTTCCTCCGCGGGTGCGGCATGCGCTCGGCCCCGATCTCCAAGCTCACGATCGGCGCGATCACGAGCGGCCCGCTGCGCCACGGCGAGCGCGTCACGCAGGCGACCTCCGGCGCCACCGGCACGGTCGTCAAGAACACCTACACGGGCACGACCAAGCTCTACCTCGCGGACATCATCGGCGAGTTCGACGCGACCAACGTCATCACGGGCGGGACGACTGGCGCGACGTGCACGCCGAGCGTGGCCCCGGCTTCGGCGTTCGAGTCGAACATCATCAGCTTCGCAGCGACGGGCAACAAGCTCGTGCGCGCGAGCGGTTCGTGGGTCACGGACGGTTTCACGACCGGCATGGCGGTCCTGATCTCCGGCTCGGTCAACCCCGCGCACAACGGCGTCGGCATCGTCACGGGCACGGTTACGACGACCGATCTCCCGATCACGACCGCGTCGCTCACGTTCGCCAACGAGACGCCGGGTGCGACGATTCAGATTGGCGTGGTCGACGTGTCGGCCGGCCGCGCGTGGTGGCCCAAGACGCACGCGACGATCCGCTTCGGCTACACGACCGCGCCTTCGCCCGACGTCGCGATTGGCGACGTGTACCAGGGCGCGACGAACGGCGCGACGATGGTCGTCACGCGCGTCGACACCGCGAGCAAGACGATCTGGGCGCGCATCTACAACGCGAAGGGGCTCGCGGAAGGCGAGGCCGTCGCGCGGCTTCTCACCGCGGCCGGCACCGCCGACGCGGACTCGATCGGCACGGCCGAGGCCGTGGCCTACGACGACATCCCGACGCTCTCGCTCGCCGGCTACTCGGACGGCCTGCTCTACAAGATGAAGGGCGCGCGCGGCACGTTCCAACTGGGGTGCGTGAACGGCGAGCCGGCGATGCTCGATTTCACCTTCACCGGCGCGGCCGAGGGCGTGGCGGATTCCGCGATCCTCTCGGGCGTTACCTACCCGATGCAGGTTGCGCCGCTGTGCCTGTCGACGGCCATGACGCTGCGCGTGGAGGGGTCGAGCACGACCTACGCGCCGCGCGTGCGTTCGGTCACGCTGGACGCGGGCCATGACGTCCAGTTCCGCGAGAGCATGAACGAGGCGACTGGCATCCTCGAGGCCGGCATCGTCGGCCGCGCGGGCTCGCTCAACTTCGACCCCGAGGCGGACCTCGAGTCGTCGCACCCGTTCGTCGGGTCGCTGCTCGCGGGCTCGGCCATCGCGCTCAACTTCAACGTCGGCTCCACGCTGGGCAACATGTTCGCGCTCGAGGTGCCGGGGCTCGTCTACCAAGGCATCACGGACGGCGAGCGCAACGGGCACCTGACGCACGAAGTTTCCTGCCAGGTCACGGGCGGGCAGTTCTCGAACGTGAGCAACACGCCGGGCGCCGACAACGACTTCGTCCTGATCTACACGGCGCAGTAAGCGCGCGCCGCGCGCGGACGGATCCTCTCTCCAGTCGATACCATGCGCGCGCCTCGGCCATCCCCGGTCGGGGCGCGCGCGCTTCCTAAGACTCCAAACCTCTTCATAAACGAGACGACAGATGATCGGACTGAACCCCAAGGCTTCGCACGAACTGACCATCGACGCCGACGTGGCGGAGAGCGGCAAGGATGCGACCGTGTTCCTCGCGCACGGCTGGACCGTCGCGCAGGAGTCCGCCGTGCGCGCGTCGTTCCTGCGCGCGAACGAATGCACGACCGAAGCCGAGCGCGGCGAGGCTCGCTACGCGGCGATCGTCGAAGTCCTGCGGCAGAGCCTGTACGGCTGGCGCAAGTTCCCCGGCGCGGACGGACAGCAGATCAAGTTCGAGTTCGGCGCCGACGGCCTGCCGACCGACGACACGCTCGTCTCGATCCCCTTCTGGGCTCGCGCCGAACTCGCGACCAAGATCATGGCCGTCAACGGCCTGTCGAGCGAAACCGTGGGAAAGTCCGTGCCCTCACCCGAGGGCGCTACGGCGACGTAGGAGCTAAGTGCCCCGCATGCCGAACCGATCCGAGCGCGCGCAAGGCGTGGGGCTGCGACAGCCCCGCGCCCGAGCCCGTGTTTTGGCGGACGTGCACCGCCTGCGGCGGGCTGGGGGATCCGGCTTGCAAGGTCTGCTCTGGCGACCGGGAACCGGTGTACCGGTGCCCCGCGTCGCACGCGACGCTCGAGATCAGCGCGGCCTTCACGGCGCTCGACTGGGTCGAGGCTGGCGTGATGCCCGTTGCTGGCGGTTTGCTCGATCAGTCGGCAACGTTCGTGCAGTTCGTGAGCATCGTGACGGCCGAGCGGGCGGCGATCGAACGCGAGGAACGAGTGCGCGGCGAGCGCCGGAAGGAGATGGGCCATGGCCGTCAATGACGAGAAACTGAAGGTCCAGTTCGAAGTCGACCTCGAGCAGCTCAAGAAGCAGCTCGGGCAGGCGGGCGTCATCTTCGACCAGACCGCGAAGAAGACCGAGCAGTCGACGCAGAAGATGGCGGCCGGCATCGAGACGGTCGAGAAGAAGTCCGGCTTCCTCGTTGCCAAGCTCACGTCGATCGGCAAGGCGGCCGGCGCCGCGTTCGCGTTCGATCTCGCGGCGAAGGTGCTCGGGTTCTCCGGCATCATGGACATCGTTTCGAAGGCGACGGACAAGGCAGCGGAGGCGATCCGGCTGTTCAACCAGCAAATGCTCGGGATCGGTGGCGAGCAGAACAATGCTGAAGCCAAGCTGAAACGGATCGCCGATCGACTCGCAGAGATTCGGAAGTCCGTGCGGACTACAGATGTGGTCAACTTCGGGCTGACCGCACGGGATAGCGTTCCGTTTGAAATACCGAAGATCGAGAACGATGCGCAGGGCATCAAGGTACTTGAAGCTGTCGAGCGAACTCAGCGCGCGCTGAAGGCTCTTTCGGATAGCGCAGCCGTGGATCTCGGCGCAAAGTCCTACGCGGAGTCCAGCGACGCGATAAGGGCATTCGTCGATGAAATGCTGAGCATCGAAAACGAAAAGATCCTCGTTGAACTGCGGTCGGAAATCGCCGGGCTGACAAAAGAGTTTGCCGATGCTCCCGCGAAGACTAAGGCCGCGACGGACGCTCACAACGCTTGGGTTAAGTCGCTCGAACGCGGCGCGGCCATTTCGGCCAAGGCGCGCGCCGAAGCCGGCGTCGTCCGCTTCGCGAACCCCTTCGCCAACGTCGGCGCGACCGCTGCGGAGGCTGGCATCACCGCCACGCGCCAGCGCGCGTTCAACCTGCGAAGCGAAGAGATCAAGGCGGCGGAGCGTGACAGCGCGCGGCTTGAGCAGTTCGCACAGAAGGCCATCGCCGTTTCCCAGTTCGTTGCGAGCGCTGGCGTCAAGGTCTTCAACGAGTTGGAGACGGTGCGTCGCCAGCGTGAAGCAGATCTCGCGCTGTCGCAGCAGTTCGTCGACGCCTACGCCACTTCGCTTGAGCGCACGCGGTTGGAAGCCGAACTCGCGGCGGACCCGTTCGACCAACTCAACGCGTCGTTGGTGCAGATCGCGGATACGGCGGAAACCCGACGCCTCAACCTGTACGAGCGGTTCGTCGCGGACGGCGACCAAGAGAAACTCCGCGAGTTCCTCGACCTCGTCGACAAGATCGAGGCGAAGCAGATCGCGGCGGCGAAGTCGACCGGCACCTTCGCGGGTCAGGTGGACGCGCGCATGAAGCAGATCGCGGAGTCGATCTCGAACATTGGCGGGCAGACGGTCGACGTTGCCTTTGACTCGTTCCGTGGCTTCTTCCGCGACATCCTGTCGGGGACGGTGAGCGCGGGCGAAGCCTTCCGCAACTTCGCGGCGTCGGTCGTCGCCGGGCTCGCGGACATGCTGGCGCAGTGGTTGGCGTTGCAGGCGGTTGGCTTCCTGTTCCCCGGCTTCGGTGCGGCGGGCGGCGGTTTTGCTGCCTCGCGCGCGGGCGGAGGTGGGACGGGCACGAGCGCGGGACCGATCTACGGCTCCGGCGGCGGCGCCGCTGGCGGCGGCTTCGGCGCCTCGCGCGCGGGCGGCGGCAACGTGACCATCAATCTCGTCGTCCAGTCCCTCGACCCGCGCACGGCGGCGGACGTGGTTCTCGGTGCGATGCCGCAGATTCAGGGCGCGCTCGCGGCGTCGTTGTTCTCTGGCAACGATCGCCGCTTCCTCGAGCAGGTTCGCGCGACGCGCTAGGCTTCGCAGGACGCCCACCCCATGCCGCAAATCCGCCCGCCCGTCGAACAGGTTCTGCCGAAGGCGGACGCGTTCACCGAAGAGACGACGGTCTACGGCGACTGGCCCACGGCCTACGTCATGGCGGCGATGTGGACGTCGCAGACGATCGCGCACCCGATCACGCTTTCGTACTCATCGACGATCAACGCGAGCGAACTGACCGACGCGTTCTCCGACGGCGGAGCCTGGGGCAAGGGCGGCACGCCGACGACGAACCGCAGCGGGTACTTGCTGCGAACGCCGTACTCGGCCGCCGATCAAAAGGTGGAGTTCGCGTGGCGCGCGCGCGTCCTGTCGGGCAACGGGCACAACCCCGACCGGCTTAGCGACGCGTGCTTCGTGTGCGCGCGCGTGACGGGCGGCACGTACTCCAGCGCGAACCACACGTTCACCGACGTTGCGGCCGGCTACTTCTTCGGGTTCCTCTCCGCGAGCGGGCTTGAGGCGACGTGGTACTTGCTCCGGATCAACGGGGGCGTGATCACCGTCCTCGAATCGGCCGCGTTCAACGGCGCGACGGCGGCGGGCTTGACCGCCGCGCTGTCGCTCACGCTCAACCCCAAGCGCACGAATCGGCTTTCGCTCGAGATCCTCGACGACGCCGGCGACGTGCAACTCATCGGCAAACTCACGCGTCCGGACGACTCCGGCTCCTCGACCGTTACCACCATCTTCGACTACACCGACACGAGCGGATCGAAGCTGACGGCGGCCGGGCGCGTGGGCTTCATCATGAACGGGCAGATCACCGCGGCCGGTTCCCCTGGCGGGGGCACGGCGTGCCTCGTCAACGAGTTCGTCCTGACCGACGCGGGCGTGGTTGTGCACCGCGACACGTTCGAGCGGATCTGGCGCTCCGCGGGCAAGGCAACGACGGCAACCGTTTCCTCGGTCACCTATGCGGGCAACTCGCTGTTGTCGGCGTGGGTTGGAGACTTCTCCACGGTCACGGCCTACGACAAGAAGCTGCGCCGCTGCGCAATCGCGGGGATCACCAATCGGATCATGGTCGAGCCGGTTGTCGAGCCGGTGGGCTCTGCCACCCTGCCGGGGGCCGGAGGCTTCCTGCTCGCGCAGCGACCGGCCACCGACGCGCGCTCCCAGAATCGCACGCTGCGCGTCCGGTTTTCATCCCTGAAAGCGGACGGCACCGCGGGCTCGAGCAACCCCACCCCGCACCGCGCCGCAGGCATCTGCGTCCGCATCGCGGGCACCGGTGCCACCGGCACCTCCGCCCCCAGCGCAAGCTGGATGCCCGGCGCCGGCTACGCGCTCATCGCATTCCGTGACGACGCCACCCCCGCGACCAAGCTCGAGCTCGTCCGCTACACCGACGGC